CCCCAATCCGAGTTTTAAACAGTCTGGGGTCCAATAGGACCCTGCGACTGTTAGCTGCGCTGTGGTCAGTCCTGTATAGGAAGCGCGTCTGGGCAGACTGTCTGCTGACCTATACTGGGACGCTGGCTATACAGTTACGATAGTCTGTATAGTTGGCTTAAACCAGGCCTTTGCCAGCGATGACTGCGGAACGATTTCCGATTCTATCCAAGACGGTAATCGTCGCCGTCAGTCTAACAGCCAGACAGCAATCGGTGTCTTGCCCGCCAGTAGCGGAGTTGCTGCTCGTGCTGAGCAACAGTTGCGCCAGCAGCGACAAACCGCTAATGAGAACCGACGTAGCCAGCAGCGGTCAATAGCAAATTTCAGAGCGCAGGAATGGCGCCCGAAACGGTGCTGCCATTTGTAGAGCACCTGTTTCTCGTGGGTATGCGCCGTGAGTGGCTAAACGGAGCATAGCAGGGCACCCTCTCCGTCAACGCCGCGCCCCGCGTGGGCAAGGTGCCTTGGCGACGGGAGGGAACCCGCACCCCCGCTGTAGCGCCCAGCCACCACAAGAGCGGCGCAAACTCCACAGAGAAAGCAGGTACAAAATGTCGTTACTTCACCGTTTCCTTCGCAGACGCCGAACTTGCAGGTTTGGCTATCAAGACCGCTAAGAACGGCAACAAATACGTAGCGTCGGGCGTTCTAATTCTCCGCAATGAGAACGGCGGTTTTCAATCGTCGCTGCCTTTTATTTGCTTCAGTTAAGCTGTTGGAGCGCTCCTGCGCTTGAGCAGCAGGAGCACTCCGCTGAGCTCACTGGCGAGAGCGGCGTCAGAGCGTCCGATTGCTAGCGTGTCTGGCTGGTTCAAGACTGACAAGCGTGGCGACGCTTTGAGCACCGTCTTCAGATTAGAATCTGTAGATGAAATCGTAGAGCCCGCAGAAGATCTTCATCGCTCTAGTATCAAAGGGCTGGTTAGTAATAGCCAGCCCTTTTTTACTATCTCCACTAGCCACTTGCCTTATGGCTATGGCTGTCTGCGCTTCAATTACTAACGGCGTCTGCAAGCAGTTCCGTTCCGTTCTACGGCGGGGCGTTTCATAAGGAAGCGCAGAACTAGCCATTAGCCATATGAAGTGGTTAGATAGTCTGCCCAGTGTCAGCGCTAGAAAGGAACTATATGAAAAAGTTGTTTGAGTTTAAAGAGTTACGAGGCTATCCTTTACGAGTAAAGGACCTGCAAAATATTCTTGAGTTTCTCAGGGAGTCTAGATCGGCACAGCTTCATGACGGGGCGACAGGGCTGTGCTTCAGAATAGAATAAAGGAGACTAATAATGACTGAAGTAATTGTTGTATTCAATGGCATCTCAGTTATGACTGGAGTGCTATGACTGTATGACTATCGCAGAATACGATGTTAAATGCAGAGTTTGTGACGAGTCCTCTGAGGCCAAGGTAGATGATGGCCTGGAGTCTGCGAGCTGGATGAGCGGTTAGCAGAGGGTGATGTCATTACCGATTTGAGCGATTCACCAGTCGCTTCTGATTGGATTGCTAGTCATACCCGTATGTCAGATGGCAGAGTTAGGAGATGAGTTCTCACCATCTACATATAACTTAGCTGATAGATGTCCAGCTACTTACTTTCTAGGTCAGCATTTGTTTGACTTAGATGATGATGAAGTGCGTTCAAGTATCCATCTGTATGAAATGGTTTGTCTGAAGTGCAACTTGGTATATCCAAAGCGTACTGGTTGTCAAGAATGTAACTGACGCGGTGCCCGCCCGTCGGGCGAGGGACACCGCTCCAAAATATAAACTATAAAGGAGACCAAAATGAATAACACAGTTAATGCTACTGGAGCATTAAGAATGTTCAGGAGCGTGGTTCTGGTAACTATAAAGTTATCACTGCTAATCTAACTCAGCGTGATGATGATGGTAAGTGCATTCACTATGCCATTAGTATTCACAGACGCACAAGCCAAGAGAATCTTAGGAGACCTAACTTGGTATGATGGCGTATCACAAGTTGTTAACGTTACTGGCAAGTTAATGACTCGCTTTGACCGTAGACCTGGCATTGATAATGCTGAGCGTCGTGCACCATATACACAAATAGAAGTACAAAACATATACTAATAACTGTAGGCGGGGCTGGCAATACCTGCACCAGCCCCGCCTCTTATAAAGGAGACTAATATGATGACAGTATTTGCAACCCGCCGTTGCCCAGTCTGCTTCAAGACTGGCACAGTAACAGTGGATGAAAACGAGTTGTTTACCTATCTACGTGGTGAGTATATAGCCACAGCATTCAAATCATTGACAGTACCTTGCGGGAGCAGATAATTAGTGGTGTCCATCCTAAATGCTGGCAAGAAATGTTCGGCCAAGACCGAGAGGAAATCTACAATGACTGATGATAGAAAGTACTTTCAACGCTGTATGTGCCAAAGATGTTGTACTGGCCACTAGTCATCCCAATATGGTGACGCCAATGAGTGATGAACTATTACCTATGCCATACCTGTGCAATGGCCAAAGATGGGTGCCTAGTATGTGGCTACTAATAGATGGCAAGCTGCACGGCTATGCCTGGGCTTGCCCTAAAGTGTGAGTATCAAACTCTCAATGAGCAGCAATACTACTGCGACAACTGCAACGTACAGCTAGATGAAATCAGGATAGGAGACTGATATGAGTCCAGACCTGCAAGAGATATTGCCAATGGCTTGACAGCCTTATCGTAGAAGTTAATAGACTTAACGAAGTCGTAGAAGATTTAATAGCCAACGCACCTATTAAATAGGAAGGCACTATGAATGAAGCTATCTTTCCATACATCTCAACAGGTATCACCTGGCTTTACCTCATTGCAATTGGGTATTGCATATACAGATGGAGTTACTAAATGAAGACCAAGTTAGCAAAGCTATTCAGCTGGGCATTGACGCTGTCATACAGTCTTTATCCAAGTCAATCGTATGCAGTAGCAGTAGCAGACAGATTGCAGGACAAGACCGAACCGACCAAACAGGAACGCAAGGAGATTCGCTGGACGAAATCCTTGAGCAAATCCTATGCGAAGGCGCTCATCTCAGCACAGTATGAGACTTGGGGTGCATCAGAATTCCGTGCCTTAAAGAAACTTTGGGGCAAGGAATCTGCTTGGGACCACACTGCAGATAATCCAAAGTCATCTGCATTTGGTATCCCACAGATGTTAGGTCTAGCACCTGACACACCGCCCGCGGAGCAGATTGCCCGCGGTCTGGTGTATATAGAACACCGATACGGCAAGCCATCAGTAGCTTGGGCACACTGGCGCAAGCACGGCTGGTACTAATTAACTACAAAGGAGACTAACAATGACAACAGTAGGACAACTAAGAGGACAGGTAGACCAAGAGCTATCTACCATTGGCAACTATGACTGGCGTAATACTGACAACAATGTCAGATTAGCAAATGAAGTTCGTCAGTATGTAGATGGTATGCAGTCAGATGAACCAACCATCCCAACAGCTAAGCACATTGCAGAAGTAGCCGTAGCTTGTAGAGACTACTTCAACTTCCGTGATTTCCTTATGGGATTGCGTGTAGAAAAAGCATCACCTAATGTAGCTACATATCTAACATTAGTTAAAGAAACACTAGCCCCTGAGTATGCAGTGCCTTTCATTGCAGTGCTATCTACATATCTATTTGAGTTTGAGGAGGTAGAAGAAGCTAAAGCTCAGATTCAAACAGTGCTAGACATTGACCCACAGTATTCACTAGCTCACTTACTTGAGCGAGTATATGTTTCTTGGCCACCATTTATGATGGTTCAAATGGCAGAAGATTTACATAGCTCTGTTGTAGCAAAGCTATCTGAAAAGGAGACAGAATGACAGACACATTAACGGTACCAGCTAAGAATGTATCTAACTGGTACAAGTCAGGCACAAGCAGTAACAGCTACCTCAGCCAGTGATGTAGCCAGACAAGCAGGTCTTGACTGGTCAGTATCAATGCACGAAGTGACAGCTACCTATCCAATTCCAGGCGCAGGGACAGCCAATACACATACCAGTACCAGAACAAGCTATGCAGTTGTTAAGACAACACGCTAATTCGGTACAGTCATACCACTTGGTGTGGTTGGTAAGACGCTATCAAGCCGTTCCAAAACGGTGAGAGTATTCTCAGTGCTGGATACCCTGATTGATTCAGGTGAGGCTAGATTATGCAGCAGCTGGCGAGTATGATGGCGGCGCAAAGGTATGGATGCTGTTGCAGCTACCTAATTGAAATGAATGTTAGCCAAGTGACCCACACGCAGCATTTTATTTTGGCTAAGACCAGCCACGATGGCAGCAGTTCAGTCATTATCAAGCCAATCATTGAGCGTCTGTTCTGCTCACAATCAGATTAACAAAATCTATCGGGGCAAAATCAAGTTCACATACACACTCAAGCACACTAGTGGTAGCAAGCTGGATGTATCAGAGATACGCCACATTATGGGGCTAACCTATGACAACATTCAGGCTTACTCTGAGTCTAGCTAACCACCTGCTAGACAAAGAGATAGCACGTGAACACGCACTTAATTACTTTAAGAAGGTGTTCCCTACTACCATCACACATTGAGGAATCACCTCATCATCTGCTCAGTATGGGTGAGAAAGCACAGCTAACCCGTGCAGTCACAGCACTGCAATACTGCGCGGGCTATCTATGAGAGTAGCCCGACGCAGGAAAATATCAGAGGCACAGCCTTTGGTTTGTGGCAATCTGTTGTTGAGTATGCCGACCACGGCAGACAAAACAAAGGCGCAACCACAGGCATACAGGCTTTATCTAGGTACATCGGATGCTCTAAAGTTACGTGCATTAGAACTACTAACAGCATAAGGAGACTACAGTGGAATACTTACACACAAATTCAGATGGTAGTACTACCAAGTACACCGAAGAAATGATTAAGAATGTAATTATAGACCGTGATTACTACAGGAACCAAAGCAATAGTTACTTCACTAAGTATGTTAGCAATCGTGGCACAGTCTATGAGTTCTTCAAAGACCGCTTTGATTCTTCAGATGACACCATCACAGTCACAGTTGATGATGTCAATGAGTTATTAGAATCTATCGGTGCAGATAAACTAGTAGCATTGTTCACAGTCACAGGCACTATTACCTTTACTATTACAGATGTTGAGGCTGAGTCAGAAGAAGAAGCCCGTGAGCTAGTAGAGGGTGAGCTATCAGTTGACTTTAATGGCAACGGTTTTCTAGATGATTGGGATGTGGAAGTCAGCGACACGTCCCAGCAGTAGTGCTGCAATCCGTTACTACCATCTGCCTTTCGTGGTAGTCTTGCGGCACAGAGTGCGGCCTGGTTTTGATTAGTCTCCTTTCTAGGCCGCCTCTTTCACAAGGAGACTTAGGGACACAATGACACAAGCAGAAATACAGCGGGACAGATATGGCCGTCCGCTAGTTACATCACCTAAAGGTGGCAAAGCCAATTGCATATACAAGGGCTACGACTATAGCCAATAGTCTTGATGACCCGTCTGCGCTGACAGCGTGGAAGATGCGTATGGCAGCGATTGGTTTAACTATTCGCAGCGACCTACTGCTAGCTATTAACGCATCACAAGATGACAAGATGGCGATTAACAAGTACATAGAAGATGCTATGGAAGTTGCAGGTGCTAAGCCGTGCAGCTACTATCGGCACAGCTATTCACAGAATTACTGAGCAGTTAGATTTGGGACAAGAGCTTGGCCTTATCCCACAAGAATGGGAAGCGGACATCCGCGCCTATGAACAAGCTACAAAAAAACTTAATAACATACACATAGAACAGTTCACGGTTCTTGACAAGTTCAAGATAGCTGGGACACCAGACAGAGTTGTTGAGTACAACGGTGAACGGTTCATTGCTGACATCAAAACTGGACGGATTGACCACCCTAACAACATCGCTATGCAGTTAGCTATCTATGCCAACGGGTTGCCATACGACGTTGCTACGGCAACCCGTGGCAGTTGGGGCGATATCAATAAAGATAAAGCCATCATCATCCATCTTCCTGCAGGTACTGGTCTATGCAAACTAGTATGGATTGATATTAAAGAAGGATGGAAAGGTGTACAATTCGCAATGAAAGTCCGAGAGTGGCGAGACAAAAAGGTCTTAGCTACTCCATTTACAGAAGGAGATATCAGTGGCTAGCACTGAAGCACCAATCAGTATCACAGTTAAAACACCAGCAGGTTCACTAGTAACTATCCGTGCAGAGCACGGTGATGAACTAGACCAGTTGGTATCACTATCACTAGACGCAGTTAAGTCTGCAGTCACAGAACTAGAAGCAGCAGTTCGTGGTGTAACCACACCAGCAGCACCAGCTATGGCACCAGCACAAGTAGCAGCAGTGCTCGGCGCATCTATCGTAGATACACAGCCAGCAGATAACTGGTCAACACCATCTGCTCCAGTAGCTCCATCATTAGGTGGCAAGAACTGCCCTCACGGCAAGATGACAGCTATCCAAGGCACAGGTAAAGACGGTAAGACATACCGTGGTTACTTCGCCCAGCACCAAAGGGTGCATTTGATAAGTGCAAGAACGAATACGTTCGTGCAGGTTCATGCAGAGTGGAACACATTCGTAGCTGAACAAGTTAAGTAATGTGGCTCTGCAAATTATTTGGGCATACTTATTGGAGCTCGCTTGTCAACAAAACAATCTATTGCACACGGTGCGGTCAGGTGGTAACAGTTGAGAACTCTAAGAAGAAGCATTAACAAAGCAGAGGTGGGGGGCGAACCATTGCCCCCCGCTTTTGCGGCATTTGAACGAGCAGGAATTATCCTGCGACGTGCAGAAATTACTATGGTAGCTGGCACTCCAGGTGCAGGTAAGTCATCAGTTGCACTGGCTATTGCAGCCAGAGCAAAGGTTCCTACGTTGTACTTCAGTGCAGATACCAATGCTCACACTATGGCTATGCGTTTGCTAGCTATGTCTAGTCGTATCACACAGACAGCAGCAGAGCAGATGTTAAAGCGTGAGCCACAGCAAGCAGAAGAAATACTTACACTTAACAATCATTTGTTCTGGTCCTTTGAATCAACTCCTACTCTTAAAGATTTAGATGATGAGGTCAGTGCATTTGAAACTGTATGGGGCAGAAGCCCAACATTGATTGTCGTAGACAATCTAATGGATATTGCTATGGATGGTCACGAAGAATTCCAAGGTATGCGTTCTGCTATGAAGGAACTAAAGTACCTAGCCCGTGATACTAACTGCAGCAGTTCTTGGTATTGCACCACACCAAAGAAGGCTCAGAGGGTTATCCCTGCCAGCCACGCAGTGCAATCCAGGGTCTAGTCAATCAGATACCAGCAATGGTTCTAACTATCGGCCAGATGAAGCAGGGTGATGATACCTATCTATGTGTAGCCCCAGTCAAAAACAGATACGGGCGAGCAGACCAGACAGGTAACAACTATGTCAGCCTAGCTTTCAACCCAGACAGTATGTATCTAGATGATGTTCAAATCAAATACGCACAGGAGACTATGTATGGAAATTAAAATATGGGAAGTAAGCTATAGCAGAGAAGATTTAGAGTCTGAGTTTGGTAAGCCTATATCAGATGGTGAGTGGAACATTATTGTTGATGAGTTATATAACAACGATACTTTGTATGAACTAATCCATAAGAATGTAAAGAAGATTGTTAGTGGCATACTAGAATGACACACGAAGAATTATTAGAAAAACTAGCAGACATTGCACACAACAAAGATGCACACGATGCACGTAACGATTATCTGCTTGCCCTTCGTGCAGTAGTGGAATTACATCAACCTGTTTGGACTTTTCCAGAAGGAAGCAATATGCAGCGTGACCTATGTTGCCTTCAGTGTAGGGATGGTGGATTTGTAAGCCGATTATCCCTGTACTACTATTCAGGCTATTGAGAAGGAGTTGAAGTGAAAGAAGTTCCAATCACTTATGTAGAAGATAGAGAAGTTTGCCATCACACTATGCAGTACCCGATTGATTCAAATGATGCGGGTGTTCAGAAATATTGGGCTATGGTTCAGGCTATTGAGAAGGAACTTATGTGAGTAACTATGCCCAACGTAAAGGTAGCGGAGCTGAGCGAGATGTAGTGGTTTGGCTTAGAGACAATGGCTATCAGTATGCAGACCGCAGATTAGCTGGTGCAACCCTTGATAAAGGTGATGTCAGTGGTATCCCAGGAGTTACCATTGAGATTAAGAACCACGCTAAGATGGACCTTGCTGGTTGGGTAAGTGAACTTGAAGTAGAGATGAAGAATGACAATGCTTGGACAGGTGTAGTTATTCATAAACGCAAAGGTAAAGGAGACGTAGGGCAGTGGTATGCCAGTATGCCAGCAAGCGTATGGCTAGCACTCTTGAAGAAAGCAGATGGAAAAGCATAGTATTGCCGCATACCTAGAGTATGTAGGCGCAGCCGTGCCTGCTACGGGGACAGCGGCTGGCGCAAGATTAAAGTGCCCATTCCACCCAGATAAGACATGCCTCCGCTGGTGTTAACTTTGATGAGAACAGATTCAAATGCCACGGCTGTGGTGTTGGTGGAGATGTATACGACTTAATTATGCAAAGAGAAGGAGGTAACTATCGTGAGGCTGTCAAATTCGCAGAGACAATTTCTCCTACAGGCAGCGACAGAATACGCCCAGCACATTCATCTAGCAGCAGACTATCTAGCAACACGGGGTCTGTCGGTAGACGAAGCAAGGATGTTTCATTTAGGAGTAGTGGCGAATCCATTGCCAGGGCACGAAGGCTACGTGGGTAAGTTAGTTATCCCATATACCACTCCATCAGGTGTGGTAGACCTACGCTTTCGTAGCATCCATGGTGAAGACCCTAAGTACATAGGCTTGCCAGGAGCAAAGACAACTATGTTCAACGCTCAGGCAGTACTAACAGCAGATGGTTATATCTGTGTCACCGAAGGTGAGATTGACTGTATTACTACAGTAGTCAAAGACAGGACACCCTGCAGTAGGAATGCCAGGTGCTAACAACTGGAAGCCTTACTACAGCAAAATACTTGACGACTTTGATACAGTTATAGTGCTAGCAGATGGCGATAACCCAGGGCTAGAGTTTGGCAAGAAGGTTAGCCGTGAGTTAGGCAATGTAAATATTATACAAATGCCAGATGGGCACGATGTAAACAGCATCGTCCTACAAGAAGGGGCAGGTTGGCTAGATGACACGAATCAGAAAATGCTATCTCAGCATAACGATAAGTTTTGGGATTATGTAAAAGACAATCCATTGACTATTGGAATACCAGTATCAGATAACAAAGGTTTAGATTTATTAAGCAGCACTACGAGATGTCTATGAGAAGCCTACGAAAATAGCTACAGAAGTTAGAGATACTATGTTAACCCTGCTAGGTACATTACTTGCTGGTGTAGCCAATGGAGATGGCGACGAAGATGATAGAAGAAGTATTAGTTCAAGAAGCTATGATTGATATAGACAAAGAAATAAAGGAGTTCTTGATGAAGGACACTAGATATTTAGATGAAATCTTGATGGAACTAAAAGTTACTATGGTTCGAAAGCATCAGGACTATGGCCCATACAATATAGCCCGCGCACCAGGCGGTGCAATGAATGGACTGATTGTCAGGATGCACGACAAGATGGCACGGCTAGAACATCTAACATTTAACCGCAAGACCGACACGCCCAACTATGAATCAATTGAAGATACTCTAAAAGATTTGGCGAACTATGCCATAATAGGACTTATGGTACAAAGAGGTCAATGGGAAGGCTTGAATGAACCAAGGGTATCTATCTGAATACGAGGCTTTAGTAGCCTCGCTTGCTAACGGAATACCATAGACGGTATCCGATGGTGGAATCAGCCAGACATACAGCAGATGTTGTGGCTCTGGTTTGTCACCCACCCTGGTAAGTATCAGGAGTGGTCAGCCCTTGAGCCAGAAGGACAAAGACAAGTTAATAGCCAAGTCACTACGCAATGCAGCCATCAAGTTCTGTGAACGTGAGAAAGCCAAGACAGTAGGCTACGAGATCCTAGACCTGTATTACTATGACGCTACAGTTATTGAAGCATTCCTACCCAGCATTATCTCTGAGTCATATGAAATACCAACTAAGATTAAAGACTTAAACTTTAAGTTCAGCAAGTCAGAACCAAGCAATGACGGCAACAACTGGCTAGTACTACGGTCAGATATAGCCAATGCTTTCTACAAACTAACAGAAGCTAAACAATATGTACTAAAGGTCAGGTTCAGCACAGACTCTAACGACTGGTCATTCATATCTAAAGACTTAAGCACTACCCCAGATGGTGCACGTATGAAAGTACAGCGAGCTATCAACTCACTAATCAGAAACCTTGGTGGCTTCAAGCCATTATACAGATGAAGATACAGCAGCAATGGCGGATGATGATGACTCAGAGTAGAGATATCCGAGAGCTATTTCATTTAGTAGACTATAGCAAGTCAATGGACTTGCGTGGTGAACCCACAGAAGTATGCGTATGTGGCTGTGATATCTTTGTAATGCTAGGTGGATTTGTAGATGGTGCAATGGCATTCTACTTTGTAGATGCAGAGTGTGCTAGCTGTGGCAGTATGGTCACACTACCTACACCAACAGGAGAGGATGACGGCATTGCCGACTTATGATTTTAAATGCAAGTCTTGTGGCACAGTAAAAGAAACAACTACTAATTTGCCAGAACCTTGTGAGTTGTGCGGTGAGACAATGATTAGGTTGTGGACAGCAAACCCAGTACACTTTAAGGGTACAGGGTTCTACAAAACAGGAGGCTAAGTGAAACTATACGGTGGTATTCATAGACACTATAACAAGTTCACACTTGTAATAGGCTACAGCTTTTTAAGATTTGGATTGGGCTTTCATATCAGCCGTAATAATGTAGAGCTAGACCTAGGTGTTATATGGCTAGGAGTTGAGTGGTGAGTAACCGAGGTAAAATAAGAATAAATAAATCTAAAATAGGAAATATAAAAACAGGTTATTGGTGGTCAATTGTAGGACTATTTGGACCAGGTGTAGTTGGTTGGCGTCTAACTAAAAATGGTGCAATTAATGCTGCTAGAAAAGCTAAAGCTAAGTATGAAGAACGCAGTCGTCAATATGAAAATCCAGATTGGTTAATAGAAGAATGATTCCAATATTTAGAAACAGGGCAGCCTGTGAAGGTACAGATACAAACGATTGGTTCCCAGACAACGGCAATAGCATATCATCAAAAAGAATCACTAATCAGAATTTGTGCAGGTTGCCCAGCCAAAACAGAATGTCTTGAGTATGCACTTGACGTACAATGTAGATGGCTGGTGGGCAGGTACAACGTCAGCACTACGCAGACAAATCCGTAACCACAGAGGTATAACAGCTAAGCCTGTAATGCCAGATTGGGAGTTAAGAAATCGTGGCGCTTGAACCTATTCGTCAGGTAAATGCTGATGGCAAAAGAGAAAAGATTGCAGCAACAGCTCTAGCTGAATACTTTACAGGCTGGAAAATGTATGCAACTCCCGCTTTTACTTTACTGACTTTCACATTTGCTTACAATGGGGCAACGGTAGAAGAACTATATCGGCGATTTAGAAATCAAATGGCTAAAGACGGACAGTAGCAAGCCAGCTATCTTTCCGTTTAATAAGCTACAGCAGATGCTAATAGCACCGCCATATACAGACAGTGAACATTCATATCACCGTATCTGCTTTAGATTCTCAGATGGTATAGCAATGGTGCCAGCCAGAGAGCTAGCACATATAGAGCCTGTGTTTCATACTAGATGGGACACGCAAGAGCGTGACCTAGTGATATTCTATGATGCAAGAAGCAGACCAGAGTATTGAGCACAACTTAGTGATAAACGAATAGATTTCTGACAGTAAGGGGAAGACTGGCAGAAAACACAAAAGGACCCCCCTACCTATATCGGACTAGGTAGAGGGGTCTCTTTTATTACTGTGTTACTTAGCGCCTTTTCCAAACTCTGGCAGCTGATGGGTCTAGCCATTTAAGAACAGGACCCAAGAAACCAGCAAGTGCTGCTGTTCCTAATACTTTAAGGTCAGTCTCTCCTGCTAGGTATAGTGCAATAGCAGCAGCAGCTGCAGCACGGAACCAAGTTAAGGATGACTTGCTTTAGTGTTTCCATTATTTTTCCTTTCGGTTACTCCCAATCCCGTGCACCTTACAACAGGTGCAAAACAGCAACAGGCTCAACAACAACTTTCTTTTTAGGAGTAGGTTGCAGCTTAGCCTTTACTTGATTGAGAACTTTAGGCTCATTCATCCACCAGAACCAAGGGCTAGTGTCAGCACTGTGAGTGCTATTAATACTAACGTGAAGGTGCTTAGTGTGAGGATTACTACCACTGTACTTTCTGTTACCTTCTTTGCGTCTTTCCCGTGACCAGATTTTTCCCCGCCAGATAAGGTACGCAACGCGTTCATCCTCTTTAAGTTTTTCAAAGATGAGTTCACAATCTATGCCGTTCTTTGGGTCGTGTGTTAGGTCTACTGCAAGACCAGTATTGTGGTCTGAGTTAGGACTAATCTTTAGATGAGCAGCAGAAGGTAGCAGTCCATCGCTCGCCTTCATACGCTTCGGAGCAATGGCACTCGCCTGTCGCAACAGAGCGACGGCAGCAGGAGTGGCTTTCCCTATCGTGGCTTTCATTCATCACCCTTTCAACTTCCCTAATACTTCGACGAGTTCTGTGGTAAAGAAACCTGCTCCTTAGTAGCCTTCATTTCAGAGCTTTATTATCTTGACTTCATCTTTAAGATACTATTACCACCATTGGGTTTTAGTTCATAGAAATAATGTTTTGATTAAACTGTTTAACTCCCAGCAGCAGCGCTGTACACGAGTGGTTGTGGCATACGGCTAAACTAGCCCAGTCAGCAGGTGTCATTTATACAGTCCTTATAAGTATGTCAACGATTCCACCATAGCCAGAGAATCCCCTGTCTGGTGGAGTCAGTCTGGTGAGAATGTAATCTGTTCAATTACAACCTGGCGTGATTCGCCAGTCTGTAAATCCTGCCAAGTTACGACGTCACCGTTTGCTTCAATGGTTTCTAGTTGAGCTATGCGGTCTTTAGCACGACCTTCATAGCCAACCATTACATTGTATTTATCTGTCTCAACGTCATAACAGAAGACAGGAAACTTGATTACTCGCTGACGCGGAGTAGCGATTGTGGCCTTTGCCTGATAGCCCTCAAAGATTGGGCCTTTAGTATTGTCAGTACCATCTCTGTAAAGAATGAACTTATAAGCTAGATATTCTTGGCTGCCTGCTGGCTGGCTAGTAGTTACTTCTACTGGTGGAACTGTTGCATCATAGGTGACTAAGTCATACTCAGTGCCATCTGGCATCTACAGTTTCTAGCGTCATAGAGCCGTAGGTGAAATCACCTCTGCCTACTAAGACGCTTGAAGTTCTTAGGCTCTAATGTGTTGTATCTGATATAGCCTGTTGTGATGATAACCATCTGGTCATCTTGTGCACCGATGACTGGATGTTAATGCTGACCACTAGCTGATGATGTTGCTGTAGTTACAAATGTAAGTCTGTCTGTCTCACCATTAAAGGCGCAGGCTGTAGTCTGATGTCCTGTTACGCCATTGTCTGTCCACAAATCATTAGCATAGGCAAAGCGTAAGCCACCTAAATCATTGCCCAAATCTATACGAGTAACGCCAGCTTCTCCGCCTACACCAGTAGCAGCCCAAGCAAATCTGTCACGGAAAGCAAAGTCATATACAGGCTGAGTCAGTCTCTATAAATAATGGGCCATATGTAATAGAACCAGCATCATCTACAGTTGCAGCTCTAACACCTTTGCTAGTGCCAATTAACATATAACCTAGATAGTATTCAATCTTGTATATCTTCTCACCCACAGGCATCTCTGCTGCTGTGATAGCAGATGTCAATGTAGGCATAGCACCAGTTGATGTGTTAAGTACAAACTTAAATATCATAGACTGCACACCGCTAAATGCAGATACATAAATAGCTGTGCCAGATGCTGTTACGCTAGTAAATACTATGTTAGTATCTGCGTGAGTATATACAGGGCTAGGCAAAGCAGAAGCAGTAGGAGCAAATTCATATATTTTATTGTTAATAGCCATAACAATACGGTCTTTAACGTATTCCATAGTACCTTCAGATACTGTAATGCTGTTATCACTAATTGTTAGAGTAGCTGTAGTAGATGAAGTACCAGTTAACGGTTTCGTTATAAATACGAAGTCTAGGAGTACCAGATGTTAAGTACGTTAGTTACCCAGTAAGCATTAACACCATCATCACAAATAGCATAAACAGGATAATCAGTAGCCAGAGTTATAGTCTACAAAATGAGTTACAGTGCCATCTACTGCAATCTTATCTACATCATACTCATCCTTAAGTAGGATGCCATTAGTACCAGACCATTGAATAGTACGAGCATATCTGAAATGGTTTGCCATTGGCTTTAATCTGACCAGTAGTAAAGTGAGTGCTGGTTGTATTATTAAGTAGAGTTACTTGACCTTCAGTCCATACATCTACTCCACGGCTATCAGCAAACTGATATGTACTATCTCCTGGGATTAAAGCAGGGTCATAAAGTAATGCCAGTCCCGTCTTGAAACGAGGACTGGCTTCTTATCCACCACCCAGTAAGACTTTGCTCACCAGGTTCAGTCTGATTATCAAACTGTTCCTTTCGGTAAGGTGCAGTCTGGCGGATATAAGGACGCGCATCAGAGATGGCGTAGATAAAAGGCATACCACCAAGGGCTGTATCATAGGCAATATCCGTGTTCTGCCAAATAGCTGTCAGTAGCAACTACACCAACATCAACGGCAATCGCTCTACTAGAGCGACCTTCGGTAATATCTCTCCCAGCCACTTACTCTCCTTGCTGTTGTTGTTCTTTCAGTTTGTTCTTTAAATGTTCGTTAGACCAGTACAGTGCATAGTAATCAAAGTCAACGCTAAAGCGTTTCATATGTTTAACAACTGCTCCAGTATGTGCGTGCAGCGGCACGCCAGCAGTCTTCATCCTGCGGAAAAGATTATGTCTTCGCCTATGAAATGGTCATCATTGCCATCACCAGTCTCAAAGAACATACCCTTACCAGGGTTAGCAGCTCACGCATGTTTTGGCACAATAGACTTGTGCATAAGCACAAACCCAAAGCCAGCATTATCTAATTGCACTACTTGATTATCTGGTAGCGGATGTAGGTACTGTATCTCATACTCAGATACATCATTGAACAAACAGGGAAGGGCTTCATCAGGCTACCCTCATTCTCCTTAGAGATGAAGTAGACACCACTAACTACTGGCTTATTAATCTTGTCAGCAGCCTTCCAGAGTTTAGCCATAGCTGTCTAGGTTCAGCACTATGTCTGAGTCAACCCAGAGTAGCCAGTCTGTCTTAATCTTGTCAGCCCAATGGTCAAACAGTACTTGGCGTTGTCTGCCAATCTGATTACCCTGAACTCGGATGCTGGTGCTAATAGTCATACCATTGGCAGGCCCAGCCAGTACTGGCTGTGGTTAATCCTTCTGTAAACTTACCATCGGTAGTACCATTATCACACCAGCCGATTGCTACTGTGTCGTTCTTTCCTATCATTGTCCCCTACTTTCCTTACTTACCTAGTGCTGCGATTTCTTCTGGTGTTAAACCAAGTGCTGCTAGTTTTGCTTCTGCTGCAGCCTTTGCTGCTGCTTTAGCCTGTGCTCTGCTTCTGCTGCAAGCTCTGTCTTGCTCAGCCTTAGCCGCTGCTGCTTCTAGTTCTGCAATTTCTTCAGCAGTCAAAGGGACAACAGTTTGCTCCCCTGTTGAGCAGTCTACGATTACTTTTTCCATTATTGTCTCCTTATGAGTTTTTGATGCCATATAGCAAGAATGATGAGCCTGATACAAATGAAGAAACCGCCTTCATATTTATTTGAGTTATTGCTGCGGTAGTTTCTCCACAGGTTTGCACCACGCCCAAATGTCTGCTGCTGTAGCATTATTTTCTGTTACTGAAAATGACCCAAACGGTTTATTCTGTAGAAACAGTATATGATGGAATGTATATTTCTGTAGTAGAAAATGTATTAGATGTTTGATTTAGCACCAGGAATACCTAACATCGTAAATTGTTGCACCAGATGAATCACGACCTGAGATGTAGCAACCGCACCCAGAACCAAGCATATATGTATCACTATATGTAGTTCCTGATGATGTTGTATCCGAATTAAAAGTTAAAAGAATATAATCAGGGTCTAGTTCTTCCAGTTCTTGCACTAATTTTCAACACCAAATCAGTATAAGTACTAGGTATGCTGAAGACGTAAATGATGCGGCAGATGAGCCTAAGCGTATTAGATGCGATGAGTGTAGTGTGTTAGCCATTGGCATCTCCTCGCTACGCTTTCAAGATGCCGTAGAGGGTGGCGGTTGTGCCTGTGTTGTAATTGCCAGCAGTTAAAAGCCAAATCAAGTCTGGTAATTGCCGCAGTACTACGCCATAAACCTACTGTTGCAGCGGTAGAACCACTACCATTTTTATCATTAGCGGTACGAATCAGTACAGTTTTATTGGTAGACCCAGCATAGGAGAATATATCTATTTGAGCCATTGATGCTCCGCTTGTTAGTATATTAGAAAGTGAAAAAATAGCAATGTAGGCTTGAGATGTTTCTCTAAACGAACCTGGACTTGTTCCATCACCGTATAAATGCGTATGAGAATAGTTTGTCGCCGTATCATTATTGAATGTTAATTTTCCGTCTTGATTATTACTAGAGTTGAATGATGTTATTACTACCCTCAAATCAGTATAAGTAGATGGAATAGAACTAAATGTAATAGAAGCAGCCGCACTACCAAGCGTAGTAGTCGCAATCGGCTCATAAGTCGCTGGCATTAAACACCCACCTTTCGGTTAGCCCAGTTACGACGAGCACGCACCCGATTACATTCGGCGCACTCTCGCTTTCCATTCTTTCTAACCATTATGTTCTCCTTGATGAATGGGTGACCCTGATTGCAGTGACTGCGGTTATCTATATTATGAAGTCCAGCCATAATGTTTTCTTGCTGAGTAACTACTCGTAGATGGTCAATGGCAACACAAGCCCTATTGCGACAGATATGGTCAATAACTAAACCTTCAGGTATCTTGCCATTAACAAGTTCCCAAGCCCAACGATGGGCGCGATATTTGCTTCTCTACCTATGCGTACCTTGTGATAACCATTAACTATGGTTGATGTTTGGCTTCTATGCACTCGGTCATAATCACGCTTTGATTCCGTAGAGAGCGAAGGTTGAACCGTTGCCTAAAGTAACTTCGCCAGCAATTGTTATAGAACTTATTGCTGCAGTACTCATCCAAAGCCCAGAACCAAGGACTGATTGATATGCTGTATTAGATGTATTCTGTTCATTACCAGCAAAGTATCTAACAGTCTTGTTTTTAGTGGTTGATTTATAATCGTGAATGTCTATAATAGACGCTGCGTATGATGCGGTATTGCTATTTGCAGTGTTCATTAGACCAGCCTGAACTCTTACTTTATCGGATGTTCCAAAATCACTAGCAAGAGCAGATGTGCCATCTCCATATAAAATATGTCCACCAAAATAATTATTACCAGTATCAGAATTAAACTGCACTTCTAGTCTAAGGGGAAAATTTGATGCATAATTATTTGCTTTTGCTAGACATCTAATTTGAAGATGCTGATATGTGCTAGGTATAGATGAAAATGTAACACTTGCTGCACTACCTGAAACGGTTTGCGTAGCAATGGACTCAAAGGCAGTAGGTGTTACTGGAGTTACGCTATTGCTTGCAGCAGAGTAGGCAGAATCTCCAAGGCTATTACCAGCCTTCACTTGGAAGGTGTAAGCAGTACCAGCGGTCAAGCCAGATACTGTAATCGGTGATGCAGTGCCAGTGCCAGTGAAACTACCTGGAGATGACAGCGCTGTGTAGGTAATAGTTCCATTAGCAACGTTGTTGCCAGTAAAGGCAACCGATGCGCTGGTTCCATTACCGCCATCAGATGCGGTACCGATAATTGGTCTAAACGGTAGGCCAGCCAAGACATCGTTGTACTTAGGTGTCTTGTTACCTATCGTGGAGTTCTTAAATCTGGTAATAGCCATTGGGGTTTAATATCCTTCTACGATAGTAGTAGTTTGGCTTCTTCTTCTGTGATGCCTAGTTTTTCTAAAAGTGCTGCTTTAGCGTCTGCGGCTTCGGCTTTTGGCAATGTTTTCTGCCTGCACTAGCACCAGCGCGGTCTTTCTCATCGTTGCTCTATTTCGCTCATCGGTAGCATCTCTCGCACAATAGTTACTTCACCAGTTTGAATGCTGAATTCTTTTGCTGTCATATTTCATTATCCTTTATGACGCTCGTATAAACGAAAACTGTGCCAGCATCAAAGTTGCCTGTGTCATCGTTTGACGCTTGACACTTGCGAATAAAATCAATTTGAGTTATTGTCAGAAGTCCCTTCATATACACTATTAATCCAATTTGCCGTCGAACTTGCCCGCCAACACCTTGGTAATTTGCTAAGAACCACTATGAAAGGCTTGCGTTCCAGTAAGTTAGCATCGGCATAATCATAAACCCATAATCTGCCATAATTATTATAATTCAGAATATCCGCTGCGTTATATGCACCCATAATGGCAGACTGAGTGGCATGATATCTCCAAACTGCGTTGAGTCTCTAGTTTGAGCGACGATAAACCGTTCCAGCCGAGCTTTGAATTCCGTTAATTATGTGTCTATCAGAAGTAGTATCATTATTAAATCTAATTGACCAATAAGCCGTATCATTGACAGCTACCTATTGAAACCTTTTCCCAAGTCAGTAAAAGATGTTTGTGAGTTGTTGGAATTGAAGTAAATAGTAACGCTGGTGGCGGCTGATGCTGTTACTGTAGATAGCAGCGTCATCCCACCAGAAGCCAGGTGTAGCCCATTTCAATCCAGTCGCTAGTTGTTGCAGTCGGCAGTTAATACTGTGTTGTTAGCACCAACCGCCAAGCCTTGTCGGTATGGTACTGAAAGTAAAGACATCACCCTTAGTTGTTACCGGTGGGTTCTGTGCATTAAATGAATTGACTGCCATATTATGACAACTCGCTTCCGTAAGCGCTGAATGGCTAGATTTGCAGTTGAGGCATAGACAGTGATGACATCTGTGGTAGCCAAGGTCAAGCCCAGTGTCAGTGCAGTTGTATCGTTAGCACCAACGGAGCAGTCGTAGGCGACATAGTGCTGGTTAGCCTGAGCTGCACCTGCTGGACGAACTGAGATACGAAATGTTGCAGAGGTGGTATCACGGTTTGCTACTGTGATAGTTGATGATTACAGTCTGTGTAGCAGATGGCACTGTGTATAGTGTTGTTGCTGTTGTTGCACTCGGTGCGGATTGTCCGAGGACTTTATACGTTGTTGGCATTTTTCTCCTTAGTTACATTCCACCGAGCATAAAGACGGTTGGTGTTGGGTCTGTTGTTATTGTAGCCCACGAAGCGGTACTTCCGTCCGTAGTCAAATACTTTCCTGAATTTCCTGTTTGGCAGGTAGTGCGTCAACTGTTGACCAAACAAGACCAGATGCTTGAGTTGAATCAGCCTTAAGATATTGACCATTAGTGCCAACAGCAACGCGTGTTACCGCTGATGCACCAGTAGCAGCAATCAAATCACCCTTAGTAGTGACTGTTGATTTAGGAACAGCAGCATTAGCAGTTAGTTGTTAGCGGTATTAGCCAAGTCATATGCTGACTTAACAGAGTTAGGTGTAGCAGCAGTTGTAACGCTAGTAGATGCTGCTATCAGTAAGTTGAACTGCACCAGATTGTGCGGTAGTTGCTGCTTGGATTGAGATAGTTACATCTCCACCTGTACCCCCACCCGTAATCGGGAAGTTACATTAACCGCCGTAATGTCTCCAGTCTGTGGGGCAATCCAAGAAAGACCAGTAGCGGTAGCAGAGTTAACACTTAAGACATAACCATTAGTTGCAGCAACTGTCAGTTGGTCAAATGCTTGTGCACCAGTTCCAACTAGTCAAATCTCCTTTAGCATCAAAGGATGCAGCCACGGCTGCAGCAGCACTGGCTGCGCTGTTGCAGCAGATGCCGCCGAAGTCGCAGCGCTAGCAGCAGATGTAGCAGCACTTGATGCTGAAGTAGCGGCAGCACTGGCTGATGTGGCAGAGGCTGTTGCAGAAGTTGCAGAAGCGTGTAGCAGATGTAGCCGAAGCAGTCGCTGAGGTAGCAGATGCAGTTGCCGAAGTAGCCGATGAGGTAGCCGATGTTGCAGCAGATGAGGCTGAGGTAGCAGCCGAAGTAGCCAGATGTTGCTGCTGCAGAAGCCGAGGTAGCCGAGGCTGTGGCACTTGCTGCTGCACTAGTAGCACTGGTTGCCGCTGCTGTCGCAGAAGCCGCTGCAGAGGTTGCAGAGGTGGCTGCTGCTGTGGCTGAGGTACGATGCACTGTTGGCGCTAGTTAGGGCGTTAGAAGCGCTTGTAGCCGCGCTAGAGGCACTTGTAGCGGCTGCCGTAGCACTTGCTGCAGCCGATGCTGCTGAGGTGCTGGCTGCCGTAGCAGAGCCTAGGATTGAATCTACATAATCTTTAGGGGTAGCAGAGGTGATACCATACCTGCTGAAGACAAGACCAGTTATCACTGGTGAACCTGATATTACAGGGCTCGTCAAGGTTTTATTAGTCAGGGTCTGAGTTGCTGTAGCAATGACTACTGTACCTGTTGTGTTAGGTAGAGTGATTGTGTTGTCCTGTGTTGGGTCAACTACAGTCAGAGTAGTTTCATAATGCATCAGCAGTTGTACCTTCAAAGACAATGCTTGCATCAACTGAAGATGTGCCAGTGAATGGTTGGGTTAGAAATTGTTGGGCTAGTAAGAGTCTTGTTGGTGAGAGTCTGTGTTTTATCAGTACCTACTACAACACCTTCACCAGCTGCAATGCCGTGCATTGTGTGAGCATTACCGCCACCATCATTGTAAGAAGCATCAGCCTCTGCGTGTAGATTAGCATCACGGTAGTCACGGCCAATAGCCATATGGCGTACGACTGCGCCAGCTGAGTGGTCTTGTGCCGAACTGAACCATCACGACCACGGGTGATTGTAAATGTATTAGTAGATACCGCTGTGGCATCTACAATTTCTTCAAGCGCAGTATCAACATCAATTACTAGCGTAAAGGTTCTGCCTGCTGGGATGGTTACACCACCAAGTAAGCGCAGTACCAGATACTACTGTCATAGACGCTGGCACCTGATGTAATAGCGCCAGTTAAAGTTGTTTGCTGGCTGCGTGAGGAGTATTGCCGTGTTGTCATTTAGGTTCCTATCGGGCGCTGTAGTGAACTCGTGGTGGATATTGATTCTGTTGCTTAGCTGCGTTCTTCATTAAGAC